CGGATATGCTCTGCCCGTGTCTGCGGGGACAGCGCATTAAATTGGTCGCGGCTAATTTGCCTGCCGCCCTGGGTGTTATTGGGTGCGCCTGAACCGGCTCTGCCTTGCGCCTTAGCCAAAAAGGGCTTTCCCGCCAGCAAGGCCTTAACGGCTTCGGCCACCGGCTTGCCGTCAATGGTCACCGTGCCGTGGTCATCACACACCGCCTTGCCCGCCAACAACGCCCCGACCACGGACGGGTCAACCGCCTCGGTAGCCGCCGAAAGCAGCGCGTTGCTGATGGCGGTCTGCTCAAATTTGGTTTTGTAAGTCTGCGCCTCTTGGCCGCGGCTGTCCGCCAGTTCCTGTAATTTGCCCTGAGCTTTAAGGTTGGCTTCAGTCAACGCTTTTAAGTCATCATGTCCGGTAGCCTCTTTCAACTGCTTGGCAAACGCTGCCTGCTGGGCGGCCAAGGCGGCGTCGATCTGCGCCTGCGCATCCGCCGCCGGGGCGGGCGCTGGTTTTTGGTTTTGCTGGGATTGTTGTTGCTGTTCTTGCCCGCCTTGTTGCTGGCTGGCTGCTGGGTCTGCGCTGGCGTCTGCCATGTCCGGTCTCCGGTTTGTGGTTGGTCTTGTCGGGTTGGGCATAGCGTAAACGGCGGGCATAAAAAAACCCCGTCGGAGATGCTTCCGATGGGGTTGGTTTGGTTGGCCTAATGTTTGCTGTCTTTTTTAGGCTTGGGTTTTGGGTGGCAATAGCTAAAATCCTGCAATTAACGCCTATTTAACACCCATAAAACCCAAAGCGAATAGCAATACCGCGCTACAATATAAAAAACGGCGTGGCGAGCGTTATTTTAAATTGGGTTTTAGGCGGCTTTTTGCTTGGCAACGGCCTAGGCATTATCCCTACGCAGCGTGTTAATTAATCCCTCGGATGTTTTTTTAGACACCAGCCCCAACCCATCCGACCGCACCAATTTGGCTAATGGCACACCGTTATCGACAGCCTCCTTCGCCCATTTCGGCAACAGCACGTCGCGCCGTTCCGGCGAGGTGTTCTGGATAAATTCGGCATAATTTTTTGAACCGGCTTGCTTGATCGGCGTCACCCGTGGGATCAGCAGACACATGCACTGCGGGTGCGCCTTGGCGTGTGGCACGGTTTCCCTGCTGAACACGCCTTTACCCAAGCCCATTTCGATATTGGCGTAGTAATCGCATATATCGGTGGCGGGGTGGCTGGCTGATAGCCGCCATTGAAAACCAATGATACTGTCGTCATGCGCCACCGATTCAATTACCGCCATATGCGCGGCGGTAGCCATTTCGGTACGGACGATGCGCTTTAAATGGTACAGCTGCTTGTCATACACAAACCACTTTACCGCGTTGTCCAGCAAGGCTTCATTGCCGTTTTTCACGGCTTTTTTAATCTGGTCAAGCAGGCGTTCGGCGGCGTTGCGGCTGCCGGTGCGCGACATCTCCGAGATCCGCGCTTCGGCGTCATCAACCACCTTTTGCCAGCCCTGTTTGTCGATGACATTATGGATAAGCGCCTGCGCGGATTGGTGCAATTGCTCAACCCATTGGTCATGATGGTCAGAGATAATTTTGAAGCGGGCAGGGCCGTTGTTGCGTTCAATGGCACGCTGCATGGACATAACCGTTTTGCCAACCGCCTGGCCTTGTTTGATGCCCGCCTGCAATTGGCTTTGCACGCCTTCACGGGTGGCCTTGTCCCACCGCCACAGCCGGTCAGAGAGCGTCAAGCCATCCGGCCATTGCTTGTTAAACGCCGCCTCCGCCAAATCCAGCACCGCTTGGGACTGCATATTGGCGGCGGTCAGCGGCAGACCGGAACCGACCGCCACCGCCGTGGCGATGCCCAATCGCACCGCCTCCGTCATCTGAGTTAGGTAATCGTTCAAGACCGCCTCGGCATCGCCTGTTATTTGCCAGCCTTCGGCGCGCAATTTAACAGCCACAGACCGCACAAAGGCGGCGGTGTCGGTGCCTAGTTTGTCATCAGCTTTCAGGATTTCCCGGGCCAGGCGTTTATAAAGTTCAGCGTAATCGCTCATTAGGGCGCAATAGCCGATAGGCGTATTGCGCCGCATGGGAAATTACCAATCATACGGCGGAATACGCTATCGCTATTGCGCCCTACCTTTGTGGACACGCTTAATAAAGTCAACCATTTAATTGGCTTATATATCATCACATCCCCGCCTGCTGCATTAACCTATCCCCCAAGGGATCGCCCTGCGCATCAATTTCATTATCAATCGCCGCCATCACGCCAGGCGCGGTGTCGTTGCACAATATCTGCTTGGCCAGGCGTTTTTTGATGGCCTTGGCGAACTGCGCGCCCATCCCCAAGGTGGCAGAATCCATCGCCACGCTGATGGCCTGCGCCAGATCGGTGAGGTTAAAATCGTTGGCGTAGGCGATATTGCCGGTAAACGTCTGCCCCATCAGCGCGTAAACCAACTGGGCGATTTCGTTTTCCGCCACCTCGCAACACTCCGCCATACCGCGTAGCGAGCTGTTGGCCTCCTGAAAATGGAACGATAAGGCCACACCGCTTTGCTGCACGCCGCCGACAAACTCCAGGTTCGCCACCCGGTAAATATCCTCAATCAAGGCTGTGATGCGATTCATATAATGCGCGGTCGGCTCCGAGGGCGGGGCTATAAATTCCGGCTTGCCGCCGCCGGTCGGGTCGTATGTCAGGCCGTTTTCGGTGCTGATGGTCAAATCCTTTAGCCGCTCTCGTTCTCCTGAACTGCTGACCGGTATCGCCAAAATGGCAAAGGTTTGGCTGCGCTCCAAATCGCGCAACTCAGAACGCAAGTTAAACAGTTCCCAATTCAGCACCGCCAGGTCATATGCCCAGCTCTGGCTCTGGCAATCAAACGGATTTAACGGTTTCGCGATATGCAGCCGTACCACCGGCACACGGCCTAAGTGATGCTCGCCTTGGGCGATGATGTCGTTACCTTCTTCATCGCGGCTCACTGTCCAGGTAGTCGTGGTAAAGGTGCGATAACTGATCTCATTGCCCACCCGCTCACTAAAGGTCACGCTATCCCAAATGCCCGCGGAATTTTGGCGTTCGTCAACCAATTGGCTTTTAAAACGCAACGCCAAATACGGCAACGTTTGGTTGGCTGCGGTGTCGCCGATTTGTTGGGCGCGGTCAACAATCACATACACCGTACCTAAAATCATCGCCAGCCGTTGGTAACTGCTCAACAACGCGTCCAACTTACCGCCCGCACCGTCGGCATTGCCCATAAACCGGGTATACAGGTCATCCACCTCCCGGTTAGGCGCTTGCCGCCATAAAAACCCCATGAACACGTCGATGATCTTGCGGGTAAAGTTGGGATAAACGGCACCGGCACGGCGGCGTTTGAACTTGTCATCCGACTCGCGCGGATGCTTGACCAGATACAGCCCGGTCAAATAGCCGCCTTTGCCGCTGTAACTGTCCAGTAAAAACTGGTCGGTTAGGCGGTAATCGCCGTAAAACTGATAAAGTGCGGGTTGGTCTGCCATAGTAATCCCTATAAAAATTTAAAGCGCATCGGCGTAAATGCCTCACCGCTGACACCCGAACTGGCGGCATGGACACCCAGCGCCAACGCCCAAAACCTATCAGCATGGCCATTTTCAGAACGTTCGGCAGTAAAACGGATATTGCCGGACAGGCTGGTGACTTTGGTCACGGCACGCAAATCGGCGCGAATCTCCGGCTTATACGGTATGCGGATTTTTTTATCCTCCATCGCCCCTCTAACCGGATACGCCAACTGCTCTTTAATACGAGCAGAAAACGTGATGTTTTCAATCCGGTATTTGCCGAACTGCGCTTGCGCGTCATCGCCCCAACCAATACCCAGACCCGTGTAATCAATACAGACCCGATCCATCAAGGCCATCACCGGCCACAACACCTTTTCCTGTTCCGGTTTGGGCATAGCTTTCAGCTCAATTACGGCGCGGGTGTACAGCACATCGCCCAGCTGCTCAAACACCCACAGCACCGTCAAATCTTTTTTCCGGCCTATGTCCAGACCAGCATACAGCTTGGCGCCGCGCGCTTTGGCGGCCACCAAATCAATCTGCCAATCCTCATTGCCGGGGTATTCACAACCGGCAATCAGGTCATATTCCAAAAACGCCGCATCGTCATCGGCAGGTTGGCACATATATTCCTGTAAAAACGACTCTTCATCGGCACAGCCGGATTTAATAAAGTCAAAATACGCGGCCTCGTCCATTGCCTGCACTTCATGGTCGGCAGGCAGGGCTTTTTGTAGCTTGTATAAAAAACCGTCATTTAACGCATCCGCCAGCGTGATCCGGTGCAGGCTGATTTTTTTGGGGTTGCCTGCCTCATGCACTTCTCGGATCAGCTGGTTAAAAAAATTATGGCTACCGCGATGAGTGGAAGTAATTTCCATCGATCCGCCCCATGTGATACCGGGATAGGCAATGCTCCACAGCTTGCGTGGGTCTGGATGCAGCGCAAATTCGTCCAGGATACGGCCACCGCGCTTGCCCGCTTGGGCGTCGGGGTTGGATGACATCGAGTGGATGCGTTTGCCGGAGGCGAATTCCAGTACATACGCGGTAAGCTTGTTCTTTTCGTCAATTACCTTCTCGCCCAGGTCAAGGGCAGCAAGGTTGAGCACCTGCGCCCACATTTTGCAGTCTTCGATAAACAAACGGGCTTGCAGGTCATCACGCGACGATACCCACTGATCCCAGCGGTTGCCCGCTTTTGCCGTGCGTTCAGCCGCCGCATAAGCCGTAGCCCAGCTGATACCAATCTGCCGGCCTTTTTCCATCAGTTTCAGCCGCGAGTTGTCCTTGATCCAGTGTTCCTGCCCGCTTAAAAACAGCCCGTTGGGGTTGGCTGGCAATACCCTGGCATTACCCCTGGGTTTCCCTGTCACTGCGCCATCCCCAATACATCACGGCGGATACGGGCAATCGTCTCCTCCGAAACACCGGCGTCTTTGGCAGATTTGGCTGCGGCATTGGCGGCTTCCAAGGCCATTTCCTTGCGGATTTCGGCCTTGTATTTTTGCGACATGATGTCAGTGCGGCTTAAATCGGCAACGGCCTTGGCGATCCGGCTGGTGGTTTCCGCCAACTTGTGCACGTCTTCGCCGCCGTCTTGTTGTTTGCGTAACCCGGAGCTAAGCCGCAATAGCCGCGTTTGCAGCACGCGAATGGTGGCATCACGCACCACGCCTTCGGTATCCTCATTATTGGCAACAGCAATTTTGGCAACGTGGTACATCTGGTTGGCTTCCGCCATGTCCGCTTCAAATTCCTTCTGGAAGTCGCTGCCGTAGCGATGTGCGGCGGATAGGGACACGGTAATATCCAGACCCTCTGCCTTTAGCCTGCGGTTCAGCCAAGCGGTCAGCCGTTCATATTCGCTAAAGCCGCCCGCCACCAGCTCCGCGTTAAATTCATCGCGGATAGTCGCCGGCACGCCGCTTTTTATTCTTGATCGACGCGGCATCCGTTATGCCACCGGAAACGGGCGCAAAATGCCAGGCACCACTGCCAATCCCTGGGCAATCTCCTGCCCGTTCGGGGTCAGCATGGCGATATGCACGCCGCCGCTGCTCCTATCCACAATGGCATCGGCGTTTTCTTCCAGCCAGGCCAATTCAATATGTAATTGAGCGCGGTTCAGCGCAAAGCCCTTGGTCTTCAAGGCCGACAACAAACTTTCTTGATGTGCCTGGTATTGCGGGGCTTGCTCCAGGGCCTGCAAGATCAGCAGACGGGCGTGGGCGCGGTCATAATGATTCATCGCTTGTTTAACTGGTTGTTTAAAAAGACCATAAAATGCTCATCAATCTGCCTGATGCTTTTGGACATTTCGTCCAACCTCCCAGCTAATGGGCCGACTGTTTCCAGCACTTTATCCATGCGCCGATGCACGGCCGACAAATCGTCTTTGGATATGCCGTTTTCCACATCCGATTCAATCGCGGCAAGGCGCTGCCCTTGCGCCGTCACCTGCTGGCCGACATGGTTAATATCCGCATGCAAGCTGCTTTTGACCGCCTTAAGCTCATCCGCCGCCGCTTTGTGCCGGTTGGTAAACGCCACAAACAACGCCAGGGCAAAATTCAGCAGCAACAGCGACAACGTCCAGAAATTAAAATCAAAACTGATCGCGCCCATCAGCCACCGCCCGCCTTTTCGATTTTGTGGCCGATGCCCAGCAAACCCAGCCCTTGCACCACAAACTGTGCGCCTGTGCTGGCATCATGCAGGCCGCAAACTATACCGATAACGCCATAGGCGACCGATAGCAACGCCGCCGTTTTGGTTTTCCAGCCGCTTATCATTTAACCCCCTCAAATAGTTGCCGTTCGGCGGCGCGGCGTTTCACCAGCCCCGCCAGTTTGGTTTTCCTGCCATCCACGGTGGCGTATACCCATTTATCAAACTCCGCCGCTGCCGCCGTAAAATCCGGTTTATCGATCAGTTTCCGCAAGGTCGATTGCGCATAGTTGCCTTGGCCGATGTTAAAAATTAACGAACACAGCGCATCAAACTGGTGTTGTGTTAATGGGGTTTGGGTGGCGGAGGCCAAAAATAACGCCACTTGCGCGGTGTCCCGCGCCAGCAGGTTGTCGGCCTGGGCTTGGGTGATATGCAACGGGATGGTGATTTTTTTGCCCGCCGTGTTAAAGCGGATAATGTCGCCCATGCGGGCCATCGGTACGTTAAACAACGCATAATCTTTCGGGTGCAGCACATGTCCATAACCGATAGTTAACTTATTGGCAGGGCATAGGTAAGCCTGCAAACGGCAGCCCTCGAACTGTTTAACCAGGTCAATGGCTGCGGGTGATACAGATTGGATGGTGGTTAGCATGGCGCAGCCTCGTTAGTGGGTTGCGCCAAAGTGTAAGCGGCGGGCATAAAAAAACCCCATCGGAACGGCTTCCGATGGGGTTGGGTTAGATTTTAAAACAACGGGTTATGGTAGCCTAAAAGCGCGCCGGCAACAAGTCGGTCACCACATCCGCATACACCGCCAGGGATTCGCGGTTGATGTTGATCCAGTTCATCTCATCCTCAAACTGCGGGTTCGCCAGACCACGCACCAAGCGCAACAAATGCCGGGCGCGGTAGAGGTTGCTGGCTTCGTCGTCCGTTAATTGCAGGGAATTTAACGGGGTTTGGGCGGTTACGCTCATGCCGCACCGCCTTGCAGCACCGGCAACCTGGCGCTATCGGCGCAGACCACAAAGCCGCACGCACGCAAGCGCTTGATGGCATTATAAATGGCGGTTGAACCCAGCCCCAGCATTTCCCCGATACGGGCCTGGGAATAGCCCAGCCGGGTCAGGTTCAGCACGTCTTGCAGGCGCGGGTTGGCTTTCAGCAGTTCGGCTTGCAGGGCGGCAAGGTGCTCAAGCTGGTAGGTTTGGGTGGTGGGTTGGCTCATGACTAGCGCGTCGTAGGCACGGATCACTTGCAGGCTGAATTTTGGGCTGATCCACATGGCGTAGGCGTAGACGAGTTCTTTTGCGACGTAAGTGCCTTGCTGGCTGCCTCCATTTATAACTTTAACCGCTTGATTTTGTTCCAGTACCAGATTTCGGTCTTTATTGATTTCATCAACTAACTCTTTCGTTGAATCCAGTAAAAGAAATTTTGATGGCTGGTCTTTGCTTAGTGCGCCAGCGGCCTTATGTAGGTCGTTAATGCAGTATTGATTCGCGGTGGTTTGACGGATGGCGATATCGCCAATATTGATTGAAGTTAATGCGTTCATGATGGTTTCCTTTGAAACAAGTTTAAAACCTGCCTCCCAAGATGCCAATCCAGGGCGGCAGGATGAACGGGGTTGGCATACCAGTCAAAGGTCTG